ACTGATGATGAAATAGAAGATGAAAACAGTGAATTTATTTTATTAGAAGATGATAGTAAATTTTCACAGGAAGATTCAAGCGTTTTTGAAGATTTTGTACCTATGGAAAATGGTAGATATACAGGAAGATTATTTCAATTTAAATTGGAGTTAAGTTCTGAATATAATGACCAAACACCATTAATAGATGAATTAGGTTATCAATTATTGTTTGAAAATAGAACAGAAAGCAACTCCATGTCTAGCGGTACTGGTGCAAAAGCGGTAACTTTTGATAAAGCCTTTTATCAAACTCCTAAATTAGGCATTACTGCTAGTAATATGGCATCAGGGGACTATTATGTAATTAGTAGTGAAAGTCGAACAGGCTTTTCTATTACTTTCTTCAATAGTTCAAATGCAGCTATTGATCGCACATTTGCATATCAAGCTAACGGCTTTGGTGCGGAAGGTGCTTAAACTCACAAATCCACTGGTATAACTGACTTATGGCCACACATGATTATAATCTAGCCAATCAATCAGGTGCAAGTTTTCGTTCAGATTTAAATAATGCTTTAGCTGCTGTCTTGTCAAATAACAGTAATGCTTCAACTCCCACAACAACTGTTGCCTATATGCTATGGGCTGACACTAATGCAAATAAATTAAAAATACGTAATAGTTCAAATGATGGTTGGGTGGATTTAATAAATTTAGATGCAACTATTGCAAGAGATCTTACTTTAACAGGGGCATCAGCTAATATTGTTTTTGATCAATCAGAAAATGCTCTTGAGTTTGCTGATAATGCAAAAGCTGTTTTTGGAACGGGTTTAGATCTTACCATCTCGCATAATGGTAGTAACTCAATAATTAATGATTCTGGTGTAGGAGAACTGCAATTACAAAGAGGCGGTAATACAATTCTTTCTTTAACTGGTACTGGTGTTGAAATTACAGATCCAGATGGCAATACAGAATTAAAACTAACAGCTTTTGAAAATAGTAATGCCAATTTTTACCTTATTGCAGATGAAGGTGATGATAACGGTGATACATGGTTAATACAAAGTTTGGCTTCAAATAATCAATTAAGGATAATAAACGATGTATCAGGATCAAATGTTGTGAAATGGCATATTACAACAGATGGAAATGTTACACAAACAGGAACTTTAATTGTTGGTGGAACTATAAAATCATCTACAGATGATGCACATGATCTTGGAACTGGAAGTTTAAGATTTGATGATGTGTTTGCAACAAATGGAACTATCAATACATCAGATCAAAATTCTAAAAACACAATAGCTACAAGTGATCTTGGACTAGATTTTATAAATAAACTTAACCCAGTTTCTTATAAATTTAATGGCAAAACAAGAACACATTATGGTCTTATTGCACAGGAAATCGAAACAGTTTTAGGAACTATAAGTAAATCAGCAACACAATTCGCTGGATTCTGTAAAGATGAAGTTGATGATGATGGAAATGCTATGACCGCAAAATATGGTTTAAGGTATCATGAATTTATTTCACCCATAATAAAAGCAATTCAAGAATTATCAGCAAAAGTAACAGCACTTGAAGGCTCATAAAATATTACTTATAATTTATTTAATTACATAAAAAACATGACCAATCCTATTGACTTAATTAAAGAAGATATTGCTGCTGCTAAAGAGCAGCTAGATATTGATGTAAAAAAAGTTTCATTATTACAACAAGAAATCAAACAAATACAAGAACAGGCACAAGCTGCAATTAATGAAAAACAAAAACAAATAAATACTATTACTCAACCCATTTTAGAAAATCAAGGATATATTAAAAAACAAACAGAGTTTTTAGATAAATTAAAAGGTAAGATAGAAACAACAACTGATAAATAAATGGCTGACAGGAAGGTAACAGCGTTAACTGAATTAACTGCGCCTGTAGCTGCTGATGTTTTTCCTGTTATTGATGTAAGTGAATCAGCAAATGCTAATAAGAATAAAAAAATACAACTTACAACAGTTTTAAAAAACATTCCAGATGGAACTGTATCCGCACCAAGTGTAGGCTTTACAAGTGATTCTGGTCTTACAGGTTTCTTTAGAGTTGCAAGCAACGAAATAGGAGTATCAGCTAACCAAACATTAATTGGATCATTTACAACAACAGGTTTTCAATTAGGGTCAGGAACCCCTGCTGCACAGTTGCATTTGTTCAGTACAGATACAACCGATCAAGTTATTATAGAAAATAGCGATACTGGTGCTGATAATGCACCTGATCTTGTTTTATTTAGAAACTCAGCCTCACCAGCAGCGGATGATAATTTAGGAAATCTTGTTTATAGAGGCGAAGATTCTGCTGGCAATGCACACGATTACGCAAGTGTGGTCGCATCTATAGAAGATACAACAAATGGTTCTGAAGATGGCATATTAGATATTATGTCTAGTGCTGCTGGTACGTTAGCTTCAAGAATCAGGCTTAAAAATAATTTGGTTGGTATTCATGAATCTGACCCCTCATTTCCCTTGCATTTAACAACAACTGCCGCAGGGCAAGCTTTTCAGATTGAATGTAATGCTAATGATGCTGCCAGTGGTGCGGATCTTATGCTGTATCACAGAAGGGGTGCTAGTGGTGCTGGTCAAGATAATGATGTCTTATCAACAATTATTTATAAGGGTAAAAATGATGCCGGAACACCAGAAGAGGTAAATTATGCAGCGATAGAATCTGTCATTGTAGATGCCAGTGATGCAACAGAAGATGGCAAGTTAAATTTACAAGTTATGACGGCTGGTACGTTAACAACGAAAGTAGCTATTGATGCTAGTGGTATAGATGTAACAGGAACAGTAACTGATGATGGAGCAACCCATGATGGTGATGTTACATTTACTGGTGCATCTGCAAACATAGTATTTGATAAATCTGATAATGCTTTGGAGTTTGCCGATAGTGCAAAGGCCACTTTTGGTGCGGATTCGGATTTACAAATATTTCACGACTCAGCCAATAGCTACATAAAAGATAACGGTACTGGTCAGTTACGTTTACAGACAAATGAATTATTAGTAATTAATCCAGCTTTAGATGAAAATATCTTAAAAGCTAGTGCAGATGGGGCTATTGAGGCATATCATAATGGTTCAAAAAAATTAGAGACAACCAGTTCGGGAGTGACGGTGACAGGAAGTGTTACAGCGTCAAGTTTTGTTGGTGATGGAGCAATAACAATAAACAATAATGGTACATCTAAAATAATTTCTGGTTCGGGAACTGCAAATACATTAAACGCTAATACTAATCTTACTTTTGATGGTACGACACTAGATGTAAAAAGTGGCACTGGGGTAATTAGTGCTGGTCAAGCAACATTTAATGGAGATGTAACCTTTACAGGAGACAGTGCAAATATTGTATTCGACAAATCCGATAATGCTTTGGAGTTTGCCGATAATGCAAAGGCTACATTTGGAGATTCGCAAGATGCTTTAATTTATCATTCTGGAAGCTCATTAAATATTGATAACAATACAGGGAATATTTTTTATGACACTGTGGGTACTCACTATTTTAGGGTGGGTGGTGGTAATGAAACAGCTATTCAAGCAGCAGCCAACGGAAGTGTTGATCTCTACTTCGATAATGTGAAGAAGGCGGAAACGACAAGTTCGGGCGTGACGGTGACAGGAACAGTTACAGAAACATCTGATATTGCATTTAAATCTGAAATCAAACCTATTACAAATACACTAGATAAACTACAACAAATCACAGGTTATAAATATAAATTAGATAATGCTTCAATATATTCAATGGGAGTTATAGCACAAGATGTAGAGAAAGTATTTCCAGAGCTTGTTCATGGTGATGAAGGTAGTAAGACGCTGCAATATAGTGGTCTAATTGGAGTTTTAGTAGAAGCTGTAAAAGATTTATCAGCTAAAGTAAAAGCCTTAGAATCTAGTTAGTTTTTTCTGTCATATAACGGGTCATAATTCCTAATGTGACGTAAAGAGGAGTAATTCCTATAATGGTAAGTAATACAAATAGTCTTAAAATGCTTAACAAGATTTCTTCAATATT